GATTAATTTACTTGCTGCTCTTACCGAAATTATGATTGAGAGTAATTTTAAATGATTGTTTCTGAACAAGATGCTGTTTGGGCTGCTGATGAGTTTATAAAATATTTCTCACAGATGTCTTGTATCGAAGACTACTTAAGATTTGTGAAGAAAGAAGTGATTAAAAAAACCACAACTCTTGATCCAATTTGCGAACAATTCTTTAATGAAGATATTCATCCAGATGATATGGATTTTAAGATTGTTAGAGTTGGAAAGGGTGGATTGGATCAAAAATTCTATAAGAATCTTTTGATGGCAGTTTCTTCTCATAATAATGAACAAAATATTCCTGGTAGAGAGTTGAAGTGGGTTGTTTATGAAAAAAATACAAATAAAGTAGTTGGATTTATTCGATTTGGTTCTCCAACAATCAACTCCAAACCACGTAATCTTTGGTTGGGAAAACAACCAGATTTGAGACTCTTTAATCGCCATGCAGCTATGGGATTTGTAATTGTTCCTTCACAACCATTTGGATACAACTATCTGGGAGGAAAACTTCTTGCTCTTCTCTGTTGCTCTCATTATGCCCGTGAGACTCTTAATGAGGCATTTGAAAAGGACATAGGATTATTTGAGACTACATCTCTCTATGGTTCTACTACTGATGCCTCACAATATGATGGACTCAAACCCTTTATGCGGTTCAAGGGACTCACCGAAAGTAAGTTTCTTCCTTTGCTTCACGATGATATATTTCATAAGTTGCACGATAGATTTACTTTATTGAATAATAATACACCATTAACTGATAATAAGGCATCTTCTAAAAAAATGAAGAGACAGACAAAAATGATTTCTATTATAAGAAACTCTCTTCAAAATCAAGAGAAACTTATTGAGTTTAATTCTGCAATTGAAATCGCATTTTCTTTGACTCAAAAGAAAAGATTTTATATTTGTAATTATGGTTATGAAAATATTCGTGAGGTTATTCTTGGTGAACAAGATAAACTTATTCCTGGTCAAAATTGGGACAAATTTCATTTGGAAAATATTATTTCTTGGTGGAAGAAGAAGTCTGCAAAAAGATATTTAAAACTTAAGCAAGAAGGTCGCTTTAGAAATAAAGTAGAACTTTGGACCGAAGATGATGACATTCAAATTATACGATGACTTATGAACTCAAAGATTGGTTAAACTCTATCAATCAGACAAAAAACAATATTATGGAAACTGATTCCGGTAGTATCCGTGAGTATTTGCCCTACATTATCAACAAATGTTTATCTGGAAGTATTGATTGTATTCTTTTTACAAATGAAATGAATCTTCATCATTCTTTAGATAAAGATATGCAATATTCATTTTATCTAAATACTGTAAGGAAACGGAAGAGATTTTCTCCCTGGCTCCATAAAGATAAAGTCAAGGACTTGGAGTGTATAAAACAATACTATGGATATAGTAATGAAAAGGCATCTCAGGCACTGAAAATTTTATCAAAAGAACAGATTAACTTTATTAAACAACGACTTGATACTGGAGGAACAAAATGAATACGGTAGAACCTACTGTTGAATGGTCTCAAGACCAAATGGTAGAAGTGATTTTGAATGAGCCTGACGACTTCTTAAAGGTTCGTGAGACTTTGACACGTATTGGAGTGGCATCTCGTAAAGAGAAAAAACTCTATCAATCTTGCCACATTCTTCATAAGCAAGGTAGATATTTTATTGTTCATTTCAAAGAGTTGTTTGCTCTGGATGGTAAACACGCAAATCTGACTGTAAACGATGTTCAGAGAAGAAATCGTATTGTTCGTTTACTTTTAGATTGGGGACTTGTAACAGTCGTAGATGAAGACAGAATCTTGGATATTGCACCTCTCAATCAAATCAAAGTACTAGCATACAAGGACAAGAGTGATTGGATTTTAGAACAGAAGTATAATATTGGTAAAAAGGGAAAGACAGCAGAAACCGAATAAAATCATACGGGGTTCACTACCCCGTTTTTTTATGATTGGTGTATAATTAGTAATATCAGATGCTTCGGGTCTGATATTTACACACTCTTGCTTTTAAGGAGAACCATTATGTACCCAACACTCGCAAAATATAATGCTGGAAACATTGAGAAGTTTCTCAATGATATTGACAAATATTCTATTGGTATGGATGAATGGATTCATCGGTTTAACTCTCTACATCAAACAGAGTCAAACTATCCACCATATAATGTAGTTAAAGAAAGTAATACTGCCACAAGAGTTGAGATTGCTCTTGCAGGATTTAAGAAAAAAGAAATTTCTGTTTATACAGAAAACAATAAGTTATTTGTGGAAGGTCAAAAAGACTCCACAGAAGATGGTGAATATTTACATCAGGGACTTGCAAAAAGATCATTCACCAGAGTATGGACGATTTCTGATGATGTAGAAGTCACCGGAGTTGAGTTTGATGATGGACTACTTGTGATTAAACTCACACGCATTATTCCAGAGCATCAGAAAAAGAAAGTCTGGTTCTAAATAGTATTGCGTGGGGCCACCCATTAACTATTGTTGCCTATACGGGAGGTAATCTGGCAAAACCCAGATTGACACCTCCCCTTTTTTTGTGTATAATAAGAGGAGATATGGAGTGTAAATGACAGTAAAACTTTTGCTTTTAAAATCTGGAGAAGATTTGATCGCAGATATTTCAGAGATGGTTTCTGGAGAAGATGAAAATCGTCACGTAATCGGATATTTTCTAAATAAACCTTGTATTGTAAAAATGCGAGAACCGACTCTTCTGACCGAAGAATCCACAGAAGAACAAAAAAAATCAGCATTTCAAGTATCTTTATATCCTTGGATGCCATTAACGGTTGATAAAGTCATACCAGTTCCTTCGGATTGGGTTGTGACAATTGTTGAACCAATTGCCCGACTAACACAAATGTACATTGAGGACGTAATGAATTATGGAAAAGATGATAAAGATTCTGTTGATGGTGAACAATCAAATATTAATCTCACAGATTGAAGAGATTGGTGCAGATATTGGAGAACCAGATTGTAAACTGATAAATCCACATATTGTAACTGAATATAAGGAAGGTGAACACACACTACAAGCACTTTTACACAAAGTTACGAAGCAAGACACCTTTATGATAAGTTCTGATAAAATCTTAACTCTTGCAGATCCAACTCCTACTCTTCTTGAAAAATACGAGGACTTAATTGCATAATGCGTTGGTATACTAATGTTCAGTTAATTGGAAATTATTTCTTGGTTCGGGCATATGAAGATGGAAAGCACATTGAATTTAGAGAAGAATTTAAACCAACTCTTTTTGTAAAATCCAAAAAGGAAAGCAAATACAGAACATTATCTGGTGAGGTTGTTGATGCGGTTCAACCGGGAACTGTAAAAGATTGTCGTGAGTTTCTGAAGAAGTATGAGAATGTAGATGGATTTGAAATTTATGGAAATGAAAGATACATTTATCAATACATCTCAGATAAGTATTCTGAGGAAGAGATAAAGTTTGATATTAACAAAATCAAACTTGTAACCATAGACATTGAGGTTGCTTCTGAAAATGGATTCCCTGATGTTGAGTCCTGCTCGGAAGAAATTCTTGCGATTACCATACAAGATTATGCCACAAAGAAGATTGTGAGTTGGGGAGTCAAACCATTTACTCACAATCGTAGTGATTTGATTTATCATTATTGTGAATCAGAGTTTGCTCTTCTAAACACTTTTATTCAGTATTGGATGGATAATACTCCCGAAATTGTGACGGGATGGAATCTACAACTCTATGATATTCCTTATATCTGTAAACGACTAAATCGTGTTCTTGGTGAAAAGTTGATGAAGAGAATGTCTCTTTGGGGACTTGTGAGTGAAGGTGAGGTCTTTATTAATGGACGTAAACATACGACATTTGATATTGGTGGAGTGACTCAACTTGATTATATGGATCTTTATAAGAAATTTACTTATAAGACACAAGAATCTTATCGGTTGGATTATATTGCCGAAGTTGAACTCGGACAGAAAAAACTAGATCACTCCGAGTATGAAACCTTCAAAGAGTTTTATACTAAAAACTGGCAGAAGTTTATTGAGTATAATATTGTTGACGTGGAACTTGTTGACCGATTGGAAGACAAGATGAAACTGATTGAATTGGCACTGACGATGGCATTTGATGCCCGAGTCAATTTTACTGATGTATTCTATCAGGTTCGTATGTGGGACAATATTATTTACAATTACCTGAAGAAAAGAAATATTGTTATTCCTCAAAAAAATCGTTCTTCCAAGAATGAAAAATATGCCGGTGCTTATGTAAAAGAACCAAAACCTGGAATATATGATTGGGTTGTCAATTTTGACTTAAATAGCCTATATCCACATTTGATTATGCAATTTAATATTTCACCTGAAACTTTGATTGATAAACGTCATCCAACGGTTTCGGTAGATAAAATCTTAAATCAAAAACTTGATTTTGAAGAATATAAGGATTATGCAGTATGTGCAAATGGTGCAATGTATCGCAAGGATGTTCGTGGATTTCTTCCTGAACTAATGGAAAAAATGTATAACGAACGTGTCATCTTTAAGAAGAAGATGATTGAGGCAAAAAAACAATACGAAAAAACCAAAGATAAACAATTACTTAAAGAAATTGCCCGATGTAATAATATTCAGATGGCAAAGAAGATTTCTCTTAACTCTGCTTATGGTGCCGTAGGTAATCAATACTTCCGATATTATAAACTTGAAAATGCTGAGGCAATTACTTTAAGTGGTCAGGTTGCGATTCGTTGGATTGAAAATAAAATGAATCAATATTTAAATAAAATTCTTAAGACAGATGGAGTTGATTATGTTATTGCTTCTGACACTGATAGTATTTACCTCAACTTGGGTCCTTTGGTTGAAGATGTATACAAAGGAAGAAAGAAAACTACTGAGAGCATTGTCACGTTCCTTGATAAGATCTGTGAGGTGGAACTTGAGAAGTATATTGAAGGTTGCTACCAAGAACTGGCCAACTATGTAAATGCTTATGATCAAAAAATGCAGATGAAACGTGAGAATATTGCTGATCGTGGAATTTGGACTGCTAAAAAAAGATACATTCTCAATGTCTGGGATAGTGAAGGTGTGCGATATGAAGAACCCAAACTCAAAATGATGGGTATTGAGGCAGTCAAATCTTCTACACCAGCACCTTGTCGTCAAATGATTAAGGATGCTCTGAAACTGATGATGAGTGGAACAGAAGATGAGGTGATTGCTTATATTGAAAAATGTCGTGAAAAGTTTGAAAAACTTCCACCAGAGCAAATATCTTTCCCCCGCTCGGTATCAGACGTTCAGAAGTATCAATCTCCAGCAACAATATATTCAAAAGGAACTCCCATTCACGTTCGTGGTGCTCTCTTATATAATTATTATGTAAAGGAGAAAAAACTCTCTCATAAATATTCTATAATCAATAATGGTGAAAAGATTAAGTTTTGTTATTTGAAAAAACCAAATCCAATTCACGAAAACATCATTTCCTTTATTCAACAATTCCCAAAGGAACTCAACCTTGACAAATACATAGATTATGAGTTACAATTTGAGAAGGCATTTTTAGACCCTCTCAAATCAATTCTTGATTGTATTGGATGGGAAGTTACAAAAACAGCAACCCTTGATTCTTTTTTTAACTAATGGATTTCTTAAAAGATAT